TTTGTCATAGTACCGAGGTATTTTTCGGGGCTTTCCGTTGACATGCACATAATCTTTGGGGTAACAATCTCGGTGATAACGTGTAACCCAGTCGTGAGCAATGCCAGTACCATTAGAACCACCACGAGACATATTGGTGTATTCTGGCAAGACCTGGTGAATTTCTCCAGTAAAACTATTATATCTTTCATAAGGTTTTAAACCGGTTTCCGGATCTATCTGTTCTTGTGCTTTTCCGGTGACTTTTTTCATTATATAACGTGCTACATAGGCGGCTGATTCAAAGGTAACATCGCCGACCTGGACAAAGCCATGTGTCCATATTTTTTCTAGTGTTGGGGACATGTAGAGGTCGTGGCCTGATGGAGCCGTTCCGTAGAACACCCTATCTGTAAAATCATGACCGAATATAATAGCGTGATAATGAGGACGATTATTTTTTTCTCCATATTCACCACACATATAGAATTTGATTTTTTTTGGTTTTAAATGCGCTCTTAAACGGCGCATGAATTTCTGGAAGTGTTTTTTTCTTAATCCACCATCCGGTGGTAAATTTTCTGGATTGTATGTGAGTGTTATGAAGCAATTTTCTGAATATAAGCTGGCTTCGTGTACACATCGCATTGCCCATTCCTGTGATCTTTGCATACGGCAGCCTATACACTGCCCGCAGGGGATTTGTTGATATTGAGTTCCGGGGCTGTCATAAAAGACTATTTGCCCGGTTGGTGTTCGCCAGGCATCCAGGGGCTTATAGCAGGGCATTACAGCCGTGTTCCGCCTCTCATTGGCCTGGGCTTCATATTGATGCTGTTAATGCGTGTACCGCGCCTGTAGTTCTTTTTGTTGTTGCGTTTGCCCATTTTGTAACGTCGCATGACTTGCTCCTCTGTTTGTATCTAACGATACGCTTGACTGGTTCGTTTGTCAACGACCAGTCGGCACAGTTAGGAACAAGTGTATGTACTGTGCCGCGCGATCAGTAAGAGATCGCGCCCGCTGCTCGCGGGAGTTTTGCGGACGCTCCAGGCGTCCTTATCTTGGGCCATCCTTGGCCCGCTTTGTCTGCAATAATTTATTGCAATTTTTAATATGTTACATTTTATTTGGTGACATTTTAGTAACAATATTGTATTATATTTATATGGAATGTAATGTTACATTCCTTGAACCTTAAGAGGGCTTAAACCATGATTGATATTGAAGAATTTATGGCTGCGTATGAGCAGCCTGACTTAGATGTATTTATGTCTTTTTGTCAAAAGAACAATCTTATTAATGATGATGTTATTGCACTTTTAGAAGAAGCCTATGGTAAAGAATGGCTTAATAATTTATTAGAAAGTGCTAATAGAGGAGACTATGTCAATGCTAACCATTGAAGAATTAAAGAAACGCATTGAGCGTGACCAGGAGTTGTTTGAGCAGATTACTGCTGAACGTGAAACCGTTCGTATTAGACTTTATCGATATAGAAAGGCTGTTATAGCCTTGAATGATGCTCATAAAGAGCTGGATTTTGATCCAAGTGATTGATATGAAAAATATTAATTTTGAAGATTGGTTGGGTTTTATTATTACTAATCGTTGGCTTGCTATTGCTAACGCTATTATTTTCCTTATACATATTTTCCTTATGCATTAAAAAAGGGGCCCGAAAGGGCCCCTTCTACTATGGCACCGGTTCTTTTACCGGTGGAGTCTCCACAGCCGGGTTATCAACTATTACATGCATAGGTTGTATGACCTGCTCTTCTTCCATTAAACCCCATGAGACTAGCTGATCTTTATTTTCCGGATTATGGATATAATCCATGAATTTTGCCGGATCGTTATCGAAATGTTTTCTTATTTCTGATGGTACTGATGAGAATGATTCCCTTGCTTTTAATATTGCATTCATTGATTCCTGAAAATCATTGCCCGTGACATCATCATATGTAAATTGCTGTAGTTTTGCTACTTTTGATATGAGCTCAGTACCATGCCTGGCAACTATATTATTTATATCTACTTCCTGTTTATGACTTTGCTCCGTTTTTGTTTCTTCGAATACATGACCACCCTGGTCTATACCCAGTTGGTTACCTTCATTATCGTATTTTCTAAACATTATTTTGCTCCAAATATTTTTCGTTTTGCGTTGTCTACGCCTTTTAATTGAGGGAATTTTCGCCGTGCTTTATCTAACATTTGCAATTGTTGTTGTTTCGTCATTGGTTTTGTTTTATCTGGTAACTCAGATTCTAACCATTCCATTACGCGCTTTGTGGTTTGTCTGTCAACATTGGATTGTTCTATCATGCCTGCTATTGCTTGCATTAACATTTTTACAGGCTCTGCAATATCCGTTTTAGTTCCAACATATTCCGTTTCTTTTTCTACTTTTGCTTTTTGAGCTGATGTAAGTTTTGCCTGTTCGAACAATAATTTTGCTTGTCCTAATTGAACTTTTCCTATATGACCCATTCCGGCCGAAACACCTTTTGCACTTGGCGTTGCCCTGGCTGATGGAATAGGCATGGATCCACCTGCTGGTGACTTGAATCCGCCTGTTGCTGCTAATATTGGATTTAGTCCTGCTGACTTGAGTCCTTTCATCTGTAGTCCGGGAGAATCCTGTAATAACGATCGCTGCCTATCGTACTGTTCTTTAGACTTTGCTGTCGCGAATTCGCTTTCTCTACCAAACATATCTATATCATGTTCTTTCTGTAATTCAAACATATGTGCACTATGAGCTTGCGAGTCCTCCTGCAACTCGCTTTCCATTCCGAAATCGATTACTCCGCCTGTTAGATCACTAATAAATCCACCGAATCCCATAATTTTACTCCTTAGAAATGATCAATCATGCCTGGAACACCGAATACGGGCATAGGTCTTGCACAAATGAGCTGATTATATGTATCAACTATAAAATGTGGTTCTGACGGTACCTGTATACACCTGTCTAATACTGATGTTGATAATCCATCTTCCTCTATAAATGACTGGCTTAGTGATGGTAATGATCCAAAGTGTTGTGATAAATGCCATGCCTCTAATGAAGCTGTAGCAGCGTTCTGGAATAATCCTGAAATCTGTGAAGGTTTGTATCTATACTCATCATACCTGGGAATATAACCAAACGCCAAGTCATCGTTTGCTGAACCATCACAATATATTTCTTTATTAAGTATTGCCTGTTCGCCGAGATGAGCTAGAGAAGGCCAATAAATATCATACCTGGTTGAATGTGAAAAGTGACGGTTAAGACCTTCCTGATAAGTTAAATCCATTCTTACAGACATGATACCCATTACAATACCGTGTTCATGGAATGATTTGTTGAATCCGTGACCTTTTATAGTGAATGTTCCGTATCCTGATAAATCGCCTACGCCTAACTGACTTCCTGACGTCGTTGGCGCCTGCTGTACTACCGGTGAAATATTTATAGGTGAGCTACCGCCGCCAAGATATTCCGGTCTATAACTTACATCATAGAACGATACTCCGAAGTGATTTCTGATAATTTCAGGATATCTGGTTCCCGCTCTGGCATCACGCTCGAGCAATTTTTGAACCTGAAATGATTCGCGAAGGTCATTAACTGTTGCTGCTGTTGCATTTGTTAAATCTGCATAAAGTTTATATGTATTATTAATTGTTGCACTGACATCAACGAATGTTGAATCCGAATCAAGTAGATGTGCGCCTGATCCTATATTAGGCGCTAGAATTGATGGGTTTTGTCCTGCGGCTAACGCATCTGTAGCGATATCTGCTGATGTTCCTAATGGTAATGTTACTGCATCACCTTTTTGTGGCCATGGCAGTGCTGATGTGAAATAGTCGTGACGTTTTCCGCGTCTTTGTAGTGAATGACGATCACCTGCTAGATCTAAATCATCCGGTCCATCATCTTTTACTAATCCTGCATCGACTGAATTGATTAAGTTCTGATCTCTGAACCATTCATTATAAATGGTTGAATATGCCCTGAATGGCAATGCTGATATATCAACCTGATCCGGATATATTCCGTCTGGTACTCCCATGTAGTTTAATAAAGCTGATACCTGTCCATTTACTGTTGATAAAGAAGGATCTGCGTCTGATATTCTAGTTGCTCCGCCCTCTAATACAGGTATCTGATAATCAATTGAATCACCGGGGTCTGTCTGTTCTCCACAGAATTTGCGCCAATTTTCCCAAATGATGCGATTTGGCACGAAGAAGAAGTGGGTATCAACATAGAGATTGTCCATAATCGGGAATAGCGGTGTAGCCATACGTGCAAATATTGTTGACTGCATGTTAAAGGTGTCGCCTGGTAAGACACTGTCCCAATAGTATGGAATTAGCCAGCCAGCATCCATTGTAAACTTATGACCGAATGTTCGATTGAATTTTGATCTAGGTGCATCTATGTTAGGTGTTGTAGCAAAGTTGTGTTGCATTACTGATTGCATTTTAAACTCTCCGGTTTTTTTATAGTTTTATAATCGACATGCCAATAGTCGAATATTATTACTCTTACATAGGTAAAGGGGGCATATAGCCCCCGATACATGATCATCCTACTGCTTTTATTTCTTGGTTTGCTGATACGTCGTGACCGGTATATATTTTGACCGGGTCACAGGGTTTGATTTCTCCATTGATTGGGTCGAATTCTCCAAGTAAATACATAGTGAAATCATCTTTGTTTTTATTGTCTTCGATTGAATGTGTGAATGCGCGAATAGCGCTTGCTGTATTAATTTCGACACGTGGGTCATTGAATATTTCCGCTACTGTATCTTTTACTGAGATTATTACTTTTTTCATTGTTAGAGACTCCGTTTTAGAGGTTTAGTTTTTGCCCGGGCTACATTATGACGAACTGCCAGACGCTCAGGCGTATTATCTGGCGATTCGTATCCTTTTTTAGCGCGTTCCGCTTTTACATCGTCTATTTGATCTGAATCAAGTTTTTCCATTACTTTGTCATAATACCGAGGTATTTTTCGGGGCTTTCCGTTGACATGCACATAGTCCTTGGGGTAACAATCTCGGTGATAACGTGTAACCCAGTTGTGAGCAATGCCAGTACCATTAGAACCACCACGAGACATATTGGTGTATTCTGGCAAGACCTGATGAATTTCTCCAGTAAAACTATTATATCTTTCATAAGGTTTTAAACCGGTATCCGGATCTATCTGTTCCTGGGCTTTTCCGGTGACTTTTTTCATTATATAACGTGCTACATAGGCTGCTGATTCAAAAGTAACATCGCCGACCTGGACAAAACCATGTGTCCAAATTTTTTCTAGTGTTGGGGACATGTAGAGGTCGTGGCCTGATGGAGACGTTCCGTAGAACACCCGATCTGTAAAATCATGGCCGAATATAATAGCGTGATAATGAGGACGGTTATTTTTTTCTC